TTAGCCCTCTAAAAAGCTTGCGAAGTCTTCTGGAGTTTCTTTTTCTTCTTCTTCCATTATGTGAGAGTAGATCTTTAAAGTTATGCTTGGTTCGGCGTGGCCTAGTCTTTCTTGGATGTACTTTATGGATTTGCCCATGCTTAAAAGTATGGTGGCGTGGGTGTGTCTAAAGCCGTGTAATGTGATTTTTGGTAAATTGTTTTTTTCTACTATTTTATTTAATACTTTTAGGGGGTAGGATCTTGTTACAATTTTACCGCTTCTTTCGAAGATGTGTTTTTTATTTGTTTCTTTTAGCTTGATTAAGGTTTCTGCTGTTTCTTTATCTAGTGATATGATTCTTATATTGCCTGTTTTTGTGGTCGAGATTATTTGTTTGCCATTTTTGTCCCTTGATATGGATTTGCTTATGGTTAGGGTGTTGGTTTTAGGGTTTAGATCTGACCGCTCTAGGGCTAAGGCTTCTCCAAATCTCATTCCTGTGTGAGATAGGAGTCTAAAGAAAGCATAGGCTTGAGGGGTTTCGGTTTCTTTAGTGATTTCTAAAAAGTTTTTTAATTCTTCTGGTGTATAGTAGTTTTTTTTATTTATTTTTTGCATGTCTGGTTTCTCCTTTGGTACTTTGATTTTATCGAATGGGTTTGTTTCTATGGCTTTTAGGTCTTTGGCGTAATTTAGGACTGCTTTTGCGTAGATTTTTATATTGGTTACATTTTTATATCTTTTGGAGGCGTCGATGATGAAGGCTTGGGCTTGGAGCTGGGTGAATTCTTTTAGTAGGATGTCGCCGATGTAGGGAGTTATCTGATTTTTAAATAGTGATTTTATTTTGTATACGCTTTGTTCTTTGACTGTGGTTTGCCAGGTTTCTAGCCAAATTACGTAGGCGTCATTAAATGTTTTTAGTTTGGCTTCTGGTTTGGTGGGGGTTTGTGTTCTTAATTTTAGGTAGGCGTTTTCTGCTTGTTTTTTGGATTTGAAGCCTTGGCGGTTGGTTCTGATTTCTTTGCCTGTGAGGGGGTCTTTGCCTAGGTACACGTTAAATTTATAGTAAGTTTTTCCACCTTTTTGGTATTTTTTAATTTTCATTGTCCCTCCTTTCTTTTTACAGGTCGTTAAGTGTCTATATTTAGGTGTTTTTGTAGCCCCAAACGATAAATTTAGGGCTTACTTATTTTAATGCATTATCTTACAAATTCAGCTAGTAAATTTCCTTGACTTTTTTCATAAATAGACAATCCAAGATTTGAGTCTTTCAATTGATACATCAAATAAAAGTCAGTTTCACCATCTTTATTAACAGATACGCTTAAATCTTCTTTGTATTCATCGTTACTATAAGTAGTCATGTGGCAATCATAATTAACATCTTTACCCATTTGAATTGCTTTAGTTGATAAGCTAAATTGTTGGTAAGGTTTTAATGGTTGATCTACTGATTTGTTTTTAAATTTCATAGGGATAACTAAATTTAATGAGTCTTTATTTAACTCAGATTCTACCAAGAAGGCATCTCCAGTTTGTATATATGATAAATTTTCATTTTCCATAACTATATATTTTTCAGATTGTGTTTGTCCAGGTTCATCTTGAATTTGTTGAGGCTCCACATCTTTTTTTGATGTAGATTCTTCTTCAGCACTTATTTCTTCCTTTTTAGGTTCTTCTACTACCTCAGATTGTTCTGTGGGTTGTTCTGTTTGAGCTTCAACAATTTTCTCTTCCTTTGTTTCAGCTGCGTCTTCATTCCCGCTACATGCTGTAAGGGTTAGTGCAATTGCCATTAATGTGATTATTTTTTTCATATTTTCCTCCTTGAATTTATATAAAGCCTTGCGGCTAGATACCTATATTTTTCTCCTGATTTCTTTTACTACTCCTAGGATCCTGACGGGTTCGTCTCCTGGGCCGTAGGTTTGTGGGGAGTAGTTGGGATTGATAGGGCGTAGGGTTACTGTGCCATTTGGATTTTTTATAACAGTCTTTAAAGTGGCTTCGTAGCCATTTACATAGACTGCTGCGTCTGTGCCGCTTTCGCAATCTGGGGTTTTTTCAATAATAACTGTGTCGCCGTCCAAGTATTTTGGGTACATAGAATCTCCATCGACTTTAAGGCCTAGATAGGTCTTGTTTTTATCGTATTCTTTTAAGGATAGGTCTTCTGTGTCGGAGATATCTTCGATGGCTTCTATTGGGATTCCTGCTGGTATGCTTCCATAAACATTGATTGTTATGTAGTCTTGGCCTTCTACTGGATTTTTGTTTCCTAAAATTGTGTCTACGGATACATTGAATAGCTTAGCCATTTTGTTTAACATATCAATATCTGGTTCAGAATACCCTGTTTCATAATTAGATACTGTAGTTTTACCTACATGTAGTTTTTCAGAAAGTTGTTTTTGTGTCCAACCTTGTTCTTTTCTTAGTTGTCTAATCTTTTTACTAATCATAATTGCCTCCGTGTTCAAAAAATATGAACTTCTTGTTATAATATTACCCCAAAATTCAAAAATATTGAACATAGTACAAGAAATTTGTATTAATTTTAAAAAAATTACTTGACAGTCCAAGAAAATTGGACTATAATATAATTAACAAAACAAGAAAGGAGGAGATGATGAGTAAAAAAGACAATAAAAAAGATGACCAACTCATAAAGTTAGCTCTAGCAACTGCGGTAATCAGCTTGGTAGAAAAACTAATCGAGTTAGTCATCAAAATCATAGATATAGTTAGGGCTTAGCCCTACTATATCATAACTATACTCATCATAAGGAATTATGAAAGACGAAAGAAAGAAAATCGAGCTTGCTCTTAAAACTATAATAGGACTTTCTATTGTAGGAATATTGGTTAGTTTGGTTGGGGTGTTTAGGTAAGGAGAGATTGTGCACATTGGTTTGATAACAATATTCGCTAATTTACGGTCTTTGTTGATTATATACGTGATTGATAATTTTGAATTTCGTTACAAAAAACTTGTGATATGTCTGCTAGCTTTAGTTCTTGTGATAGTTGTGATGCTTCCAGTAATATCGCCTGAGTCATTTTATGGAATATAGCATTGATTTTATCTTTTGCGTCTGGGAATTCTTTGTTTCCGTTGTAATACTCAAAAAAGTCCAGCATTTCTAGATAAAAATCTATGGCATATGAAGAAGATTCTTTACCTAAATATTCTATATTTTCTAAGGTGATTGAGTTGATAGCAATAGCAATATCTGGATTGTTTATAGGATAAGGAAGGATCGGAATAGCTTTAGATAACATTTGCATGTATGGAATATATACATTGTCATATCTTTTTTGTAAAGCTTCTAGTTCCAACCTTTTGTCAGTCTTTTTCATACCTAAATAATGAGATATAAAAATGGATATTATTGATACTAATGGGGTTATCACGTTTATAAATTTTAAAATCATAGTTTCACCTCCCTTCTAACTATGATTATACTTTGAGAAAAGAGGGAGACTTTAAGGGGGTGGTTGTTATTGAAAAGGTAAATACAAAATTAAGAGAAGAAAGATTAAAGAAAAATTACACTTACGAAGATATGGCAAAACTTTTAGGATATAGCAGTAAAAGTACCTATATGTATATTGAAAGAGGTGTAACTATTCCTAAACTAGATACAATGAATGCTTTAGCTGATATATTTAAAAAGCCTGTGCAATATTTTTTTGACTTAAAAGTCCAAGAATATGGAACTAAATAACGAAACAGGCCAAATAACTTGTACAAGGAGGATTAATGAATGAATTAGTAAGTCTTAATCAGATTGTTTCTGAGATTAAGTTTTTTGAAAATCAGGCGGTGGTTTCTTATTGGGAGATTGGTAAAAGACTCAATCAAGCAAAAAACCAAGTAGGGCATGGAGAATGGATGGAATGGGTCGAAAGAAATTTGGGATATTCTCAAGAGACAACAAATAAGTTGATGAGGATTAATAATGAATTTCCAAATTCGTCTACGTTGACTAATTTGACTTTTAGCAAAGCCCTAGCCCTTACCTCAATCAAGGACGAAGAAGAACGCCAAGATTTCATAGAAAATCACGAAGTTGAGGATATGACTACAAGAGAGTTGCAGGCGGAGATTAAGGAATATAAGGAGAGTCTAAAGGCTAAGGAAGAAGAGTTTGAAATTGTAAATTCTAGCTTTAATAGCTTGAAAATTGCAGCAAGACAGAGCGAAGAAGAAAACGCGAGATTAAGGGAGGATTTAAGACAAGAAAGAGAAAAGCCAGCAGAGGTTATTGAAAAAGAAGTTATAAAAAAGGTTGTGCCAGATGATTATGAACTTACAAAGGTACAGCTTGAGAATGCTAATAAGAAACTTGAAAAGCTTATGGATATTAATCAGAGCCTCAAGGAAAAAGAAAAGCTAGCTATGAGCAAGCTTGAAAGTGAACAGGCTAATAAGAAAATCGTTGAAGATGTATCGGGTTTTCATTATAAGATAGCAGGTTTTATCCAAGAAGTTGGCGGTCTCTTATATCTAACAGAATATTTAGATAATATACCAAAGGATAATAAAAAACTATTTTTAGATTCAGCAAAGTATTTAAGAGAGTTTAGCGAACAATTATACAAAAATATAGAAGGTTATATAAACCAAAAATAGAAAGGATGATGGATGGAAACAAAAGAGATAGAAAAAATTATGTATGATTTGGAAAATGAAGCATATCACCTCATGAAATCAATAGATGCACTAAGAATTAAGGTGATACCAGAAGATGCAGATTTAAAAAATGACTACACGGGAGCATTACTTGCTATACTGGGAAATCAATCAAAATTAATCCATAAAATGGCTCAGGAAATAAATGAATATATAACTAAAGGAGATTTAGAAAATGACTGAATTAAAAAGAACAAATAATCTAGTAAATAACCCTATGATGGACAAAGACATTAACGAAATGAAGACTGAAGATTTGGTAAGGGTAATGGCAATAACTGTAAATAGTACCGCTCAAACTGTAAATCAAATTGCTTTGGAGTCACAAAGGCAAGCAATAACCTTGTCTAAGCATGACAGGAATATAGCTTATCTTTTAAAAAGAGATGAAGAAGTTAAGCTTAACGAAAGGATAGAGTCTTGGCAAGATAACATTATTAAACAGAAGGTCGCTAAGATGATTAAGAAGGAATTAGGCGATGATTATAAGAATAAGAGCAAGATGCACATTGCTTATGGTTGGACTTATAGAAATCTTGCAAACTTTGGATATGGATCAGGTTGCTCTACAAAGTTAAGACAATATGAACCTATCCTAGAAGCTTTAGATAGTGGAGTTATCAGTATTTCAAAGGCGGAAGTTGATGCAAGATATAGGAAAATTCAAAAAGATAAAAAGGAGAACAGATAATGCAAATTAAAGACTTAATAAGACTATTAGAAAAATATGATGAAGACTCAGAAATTGAATGCTTGATAAGTATTGATGGAGCTGATTATGATTTAGATATCGAAGGGGTAGGGACTATTGAAGATGATGAAGTGATTTATATCTACGCTAAGGATGAATAAGGAGGCAACATGAAAGTTTCGATAGCTGAGAGAGAATTTCTTAATAAAAAAGAAATGGCTGCTTGGCTTAGTATGAGTGAGAATACTCTTGATAACTTAGTCAAGGAGGGACTACCGATTTACAGGTGGTCAAGGAAAGTTTATTTTTTAAAAGACGATGTAAAAGAATTTTTCAGGAAAAATTACATGCTTGTAAATGAAGACTAGGAGGAAAAATGCAAGTTATTAAAATATCTAGAAAAGAAAGAATTGAACTAATGAACAAAAGAAAAAAAGACCTTGATTTCATAGATAGGGTTAAGCGTAGAGAATTAGAGGGAGCTATTAAATATAGATTGACTGAAAAAGTATTGATTACAATTGTTAGCTTATTGTGGCTAGTATTAGGACTTTCAGGGCCTACACCAATGTGCGAAATATTTTGTATACCTTTTGCCATTCTTACACTTTTTGGTGGTCTTTGGATTGTGTAAAAGCAAAAAGGCCTAGCCGAAGCTAAGCCGATTATAAAAAAACTATATAAAGATTATACCAATTTTGAAGGAAAAGAAAAGGTGGAAGATGAAGGCTAAGGATCAAGTCGATTTTTATGACTCTCTTAGGGTTATGGAAGTTGAGAGTTTAGAAAAGATACGAGAGATTCTTCTTAAAAAGAAGATGACTGATGGCAATATCAGCAAGCTTAATTTGGTTGATGTTGCGATTGCTGAAAAGCATAGAAGAAAGGGATATTTGGAGAAGTTATGAAAATAAAATTTGTGCAAGAAAAAGAATTTGAAGTTGATATTGACTTGGAAGATATTTACAAGAAGTTTGATGGAGATGTGCAGAAGGCTCTTGAAAGTGGTGAGTACGAACCTATATATGTTGGAAATAAAGATTTGGTGGTTTTTGATAGTGATCTATCACATAAAGATGTGCTTTTCAGAGATTCCCTTATAGAGGAAAAGCGTAGACAAAAGGAGTGTCACAGCAAATTATGAAAATACAATTAAAAAAATTAATATTAAAAGATTTTAAAGGAATTAAGAACTTAGAGATAGACTTCTCTGAAAAGACAAATATCAGCGGTGATAATGCTACAGGTAAAACAACAATTTTTGACGCCTACTCTTGGTTACTATGGGGCAAGGATAGTCTCAATAGAAAGGACTATGAGATAAAGCCATATGACGTAAATAACGAGGTTGTTCATAATCTAGAATCAAGTGTAGTAGGGATTTTTGATATAGACGGTAAGGAAATAAAATTCGAAAGAATTTATAAGGAGGTTTGGAGCAAAAAACGAGGATCTAACATAGAAACATTTACAGGAAATACAACGGACTTCTTGATAAACGACGTGCCTAAGAAAAAGAAGGAGTACGAAGACGAGATAGGAAAAATCGTAAGTGAAGATGAATCTAATCTTTTATCAAACCCTTTATATTTTAATACAATCCTAGATAAAAAAGAACGTCGCAGCATACTCCTTAGTCTTGTAAAAGATGTAAATATCGACGACGTAAAAGAGGCTAACAAAGAGTTAGAAAAGCTTGACTTATCGAACTATACAATAGAAGAAATCCAGGCTATGGCCAAGGCTTCTTGTAAAAAAATTAATGATAAATTAAAAGAGATACCAGCAAGGATTGACGAGCTAGAAAAGACCAAAACCACAGAAGATTTTGCTGAGCTTGAAAAGGAAAAAGAGAGTCTTAAAAAAGAGATTGAAGACCTAGACAAAAAGCTTGTGGGATCAAGAAATATTAGTGAAGAAGTAGACAAAAGATATAAGCAAATATTGGAACTAAAGAGTCAGATTGTAAAAATAAATTCTGAATTTGAAGATGGCAAAAAAGAAAAAATAAAAGACCTGGAAGAAGCTGCCCTGGATATAGGTAGAAAAATCACTATGGGCCAGTTTGAAATAAATAATATTAGAAAAAGTAATGAACTTCTTGAAAGCGACTTAAAGGCCAAAACAGAAAGTTTGAATAGAAATAAAAAGAACCTTTCAGATATGCGAATTAAGTGGGGAGAGATCCAAAAGAAAAAATTTGATGGAAGCTTATCTTGTCCTACTTGCGGAAAAGAATTTGACGAAGACAAGAAGGAAGAAGTTCTAAAGCACTTCAACCTTGAAAAAAGCCGCCAACTAGAAATGATAAGTGAATCAGGAAAAGAAATTAATAAATCAGTTTCATTTTTTAATGAACAAATAGAAGCCTTGGATAAAACTATAAAAGAAGAAGAAGCTAAGGTTGAAAAACTTTCAAAAGCCCTTGAAAAGCATATGCAGGATAGGGAAAAAATCCAAGGGCAGATAGAGAAAGTAAAAAGCTTGATTTTATGTGATAAAAAGAAAGAAGAAATAAAAAGCCTAGAGGAAAGCATAAAGACTATTGAAAAAGAAATAGCTAGTATAGGCAAGGAAGACAATACACAAATTTTAAGCCAAAAGCAGGCCTACAACGAACGATTAGAAGAAGTTAATAGCAAACTATCTAATCAGGGTTTAAATGCAGAATTAGACAAGAAAATCAAGAAATATATGGAGGAAGAAAAAGAGCTGGGAAAAGAATTCGAGATCCAGCAAGAAAAACTTTATCTATGTGATGAGTATATAAAAACTTACACACATTTAGTGAGTGACAAAATTAATGCCCTTTTCACTAAGGTAGAATTTAAACTCTTTGATACTCAAATAAACGGCGGAGTCGTAGAGACAGCAGAAGCGACTTATAAGGGTGTACCTTATGGCTCATTAAACTCTGCGGCACAGATCAACGCAGGTTTGGACGTAATAAATAGCCTATCTAAACATTATGAAAAAGAGATACCAATTTTTGTAGATAATGCTGAGTCGGTAAACGAATTAGTGAAAACTGAAAGCCAATTGATAACTTTAACAGTAAATAAATTAAAAATTTTACAAATAGAAAATTTATAGGAGGAAAAAATGACAGAATTAGCAAAAAGAAACGAAAACCAAGTGGCAAGGACAGGGGCAAGCCAGATTATAAACCAGGCCATTGATCAATATACTAACATGGTCCAACAAAATGTATTTGATGTGCCAGATAATTATAGCTACAAAAACGCCATTCAGCAGGCTAGGTATCTACTTACCAAGCCTGCGGAGAGTGGGAAAAATGCGGGCAAGACAATAATCGATGTTTGCACACCTCAATCAATACTACAATCAGTAATGGAGATGGCACAAAAGGGGCTTAATCCTGATAAAAAGCAATGTTACTTTATACCTTATGGAAATACCTGCACCTTGTCGGTTTCTTACCAAGGTAATGTAGCTTTAGCAAAGAGGAATGGGCAGGATATAGGCGAAATATACGGATATGCGGTGTATAAGGCTGATAAGTTCGAATTGGAATTTGATATATCTAAGGGGACTTACAAAATTAAGACTTACCAGCCAAACGTCAATGAATGGAAAAAAGACGATATAATCGGGGCTTTTGCAGTAATAACTGATAAGTCGGGAGAAGTCAAATACACCGAATATATGACAATGCAGCAAATTAGGGCCGCCTGGTCCATGGGTGCGGCAAAAGGAAATTCACCTGCCCATAAAAACTTCCCAGACCAACAGGCAATAAAAACTGTAAAGTCTAGGGCAGTTAAGTCCTTTGTAAATACCGCTGATGATTCTGATATAGTCGGGAATGATGACAAGTTAATAGCTTATACAGACCAGTCCTTTAAAGAGGAGCTAGAGGAAAAAGCAAACGTCCTTGAATTAGATGTGTCTGATCATGAAGAAGTAAAAGAAGTACCAGCTAATGTAAATACAGATACAGGGGAAATTATCGAAGATGAAGCCGCAGAAAATATAGAAGGTCAATCAGATTTCTTTACAGATGATTTTGAAGAAATCGAAAATCCGACATTCTAGGAGACTGATATGGAAATTGATGTATTAGGGACTGGATCAAGCGGAAATTGTTACAAGGTTAAAATCGGGAGGGCTACACTCTTAATTGAGTGTGGCTTGCCCTATAAGGTGATACAGAAAAAGCTTAATTTCAAGGTATCAGAAATCGACGCCTGCTTAATAACTCACGAACACCAAGACCACGCCAAGGCGGTTAAAGACCTAATGAAGGCTGGTGTTGATTGTTATATGACTAAGGGGACAGCAGAAGCCCTAGGGGTTAGTGGACACAGATTGAAAACTTTTAGACCGTTTGAAAAAGCTAGATATTATTCAGAAGAAATAGAAAGTTTGATAGTTTTACCCTTTGAGGCAGTCCATGACGTGGCAGAGCCAGTCAGTTATTATATCAGGACCTATAGCAAATATGACAAGAAAGAGTCCTTAGTTTTTGTGACGGATACTGCATATATGAAATATAAAATACCTGCCTGCGATGTCCTGATGATTGAATGTAATTATGTAAAATCGATTCTAGATGAGAAAGTAGAGCAGGGGAAAATTAATGTTAGCTTAAGGAACAGGATTGTAAAAAATCACCTATCTTTAGAAAGTCTTGTCGAGGCCTTAAAGGCGGCCGACTTATCCAGGTGTAAGAAGATATACGTGCTGCATTTATCGGATGGAAATAGTAATGAAGAAGTAATTAAAAGAACTATACAGGAGCTTACAGGAGTAGAGGTGGTGATATGTTAAATGGGCGATAGTAAGAGATACTACTGGTTAAAATTGCCGGAGGATTTTTATGATGATGACACGATTCAATGGATAGAAGACCAAGAAAACGGGGCGGCTTATGTAAATTTCTATCTTAAGCTGCTCCTTAAGAGCCTGTCTGATGACGGTAGGCTTATAAGATATGTGGGACAAAGGCTTATGCCCTATGACGTAAAATCACTAGCCAGGCTTACTAATACGGAGCAAGACACAGTTAGGGTTGCCCTTGAATTATTTGTCAATATTGGCCTTGTAGAAAGGCTTGAGACAGGGGAGCTTTATATGAGTCAGATCGATGAGATGATAGGGAAAGAAACTGAGGCGGCCAGGAGAAAGCGTAAGCATAGGGCTAGAAAAGAATTAACAGGAGGGAAAAAAGAACTTCCCAGCGGGACAATGTCCCAGAAAAATGGGACAATGTCACAAAATAATAGGACAATGTCCCAGCAATGTCCCACAGAGCAAGAGCAAGAGCAAGAGCAAGAGTTAGAGCAAGAGATTAGAGATAAGAGTAAGAGCAGCAGAGAAGAAGAGTTAACATATAAATGCTACTGCCAGTTTATTAAAAACCATTCAGGTATTGATGATAGGAATCTATTTGATAAGGCAATGGAACAATACGGATGGAGGAATATCTTATATACTCTTGTAGTGATTAGAGATGAAAGGAAAGTTAAGGTTTCTAGTTTTAAGTATGTACTAGAAATGCTAAGAGATGTTGAAAATTACGATGATTTTACAGTAAGTTTTGTAACTAATAGAGAAATTAAAGAATTGAGGAAATTATATGAAGATTGATTTTACACCTGAAGAAATTGGAGTTCTAGGGGCTTTAGTTTTTGATGGTCTTAATAATAAAGAGGCTGAACGATGGTTTGAGGGCATGGATGAAGAAAATAAGAAAAAAGCTAAATCGTCATTTTTCAACCTAAAGTCTAAGGTGCTTGCTGCTAGCTTTATAGCTATGGCAGACAACGTTAGCGGAGAAAAGGAGGCCTCTTTTGAATAAGGTGATTCTAATCGGGAGGCTTACAAGAGATCCTGAACTAAAATACACACAATCAAACCAAGCGGTTTGTAAATTCACCTTGGCGGTTGATAAAAACCTAAGCAAAGATAAAAGGGAAGATGCGGAGGCAGCGGGGAGACCTACTGCCGACTTCCCCAGAGTTATAGTTTGGGGTAAGGCTGGAGAAAATGCTTCTAGGTACTTATTTAAGGGCAGTCAATGTGCCGTTGACGGAAGAATTCAAACGGGTTCTTACCAGGATAAGGACGGGAAGACAATTTACACGACAGATGTCATAGCAGATAGGGTGGAATTTCTCACTAGGGTAAGCGAGGAGAAGAGAAACGATGATGGGGGTAGGAATACCTATCAAAATAATTCTGGAAGCTCTGAGGAGTTTTTTGGGGACGATTTCAGGGGGATAGAAGACGATGGAAGAATCCCTTTTTAGATAGGAGTCCTTATGACTGATTTATTAATGGGTAGTAGGTATAGAATTAATTTAAATTATATTGGTAAAGATAAGTACAGGATCTGGGATAATTACGAGGGAGAAATAATCTATATGGATGAAAAAATTGTAGTTTTTGATACTGGCTTATATAAAACTTGCCAGATGATTAAGGATTACAAGAAATTATGGAGGGCTAAGAAAAAATGAGATTGGTTATAGGTTATGTTAGTGGGAAAGAAAGAAAAATCGCTATTGATAGTTTTGAAGTGAGTGAAGAATTAGGATGCTTAAAAGCATATAAAGACGACTTACAGATTGGGATGTTTTCTTTCAATCAAGTTTGTTATTGGTTTGTGGAGGATTGATGGCTTATAACAAGTATAAAAACAGGAAAGTCACGGTTGATGGTATTAAGTTTGATTCCATGAAGGAGGCTAGGAGATATAAGGAGCTTAGGCTTTTGGAGAGGGGCGGGGCTATAACAGGTCTTGTCCTCCAGCCTAAGTTTGAACTGATCCCCACGATTAGAAGAAAGGGACACAAGACAGAGAGGGTAACCTATTACATCGCTGATTTTGCCTATACTGATAAGAAGACTGGAAAAGAGATTGTAGAAGATGTTAAGGGCTTTAAAACGGATGTGTACAAGCTTAAGAAAAAGATGTTTTTGTATAAATATCCTGAGTTTGATTTTAGGGAGATATGATTAAATTTACCAAGAAAAAGAATGTTGGAGAACTAGATGAGAAAGTGCAGAATTTATGATAAACAATTAAAAATCATTAGAGATGTAAAATTTATAGACTTTGTAGATGAAGAAGTGATATTCTATGCAGATGAATTTGAAAGCAGCGAAGGACAAATGAGTATTCATATATTTAGAAATTTTGATGAAGTCAATATTATGTGGTCTACAGGTTTAAAAGATAAAAACGGTGTAGAGATATACGAAGGTGATATATTAGTCGACTATAACGGCTTTGAGGCTGAATATAACGAAGTCAAGTGGAGCGACAAATATTGTACCTGGATGATAGAAGGTGATTTTGCTATTGACTTTTTAAGGGATTTTGCGAGAAATTGTTCATTTGAAGTAATAGGAAATATTTACGAGGATCAAGCTAGAGAGCTTATAAGTCAATAGATTGAAAGGATTAATGATGATACAAAAAATTGTAAAAAAAGAAGATTATAGGGGATATACAATTGTTGTAAAGAAAATTTTTGAAGATGGCATTTATACAATTTTTACAGATGAAAGTAAATATAGTAATTGGTATTGCGGATATGCGGTGATACCTGAAGACCACCCTTTCTATGGTGAAGATTATGACGAAGTAGAAGGCTATGTTGATGTCCATGGTGGGTTGACTTTTTCAGGTGAACTTGACGGTATTGACGGATTTTTATTAGGTTTTGATTGTAACCATTATGAAGATAGTCCAGAGGTGCAAGATGAAGAATACACCTTAAATGAGTGTAAAAGATTAGTTGACCAGCTGATTGAGATTGACAAAAGGGATTGGAAAGAAAATATAGGATGAAAGAGTTGAGCAAAACGGAGAAAAGTTGAGAAAAGTTGAGTAGAATTATAAGACTCTTACTAAAGTGTTGAAATATAGGGCTTTTGCAAGAGTTGAGAAGAACGGAGAAGAGGTTACTAGATGAAAGTAAAAGTTGAATTCTGTTTCATAGAAGACATAGAAAAACAAATAAAAGATTTTAATGTTCCTGAGGAAAAAGTCAAAGAGTATGAAAGAAACAAGGATAAATACCACAAAAAGATGATTGATTCAATAGAAAAAAACATAAAGACCATTTTGGAGTGGGAAGATTACGCTTATATTGAAGATTTTAAAATTACGGAGGTAGAATAATGAAATTTAATTTTACAGAATCAGGTAGATATACAATTAGAAAAACTATAGAGGCAGGAAGCAGAGAAGAGGCAGAACAAGTATACGAAGATTGGAAATACGGAGGTGAATTCCCCGAAGATTTACAATTTGAAGAGTATCTAGATAGAGATATAGATGAGGTGGAAGAATGAAATATAAAATTACAGCAAATTTAGACTTTACAGAAGACGTTTTAGAATTAGATGATGATTTGACCGAAGAAGAAATTGAAAAAGAGTTATACGAGTATGTGAGTAGTTTCTTTGATTGGGGATATAGGAAGGTGGAAGATGACTAGAAAAAGAGATATCAACGATTGGCTATTGTGGCTGATGGTTTTTAGGCTTTATATGGATAAGCATAGCTGGACGAGCCTTGGGTTCTGTTTACTGGGGGCAGGTTTCCTTTATGCAGTTACTGAGATTATCGATGAGAAGATGGAGGAGAAAAATGTTGATTAAATTATTTTATGATGAGGAGTTTGTCGAGGGTAAGTGTGATTATTCTTACCGAAAATTTACTGTTGATAGTTGGGAGAACTTTTGGAATATATGGAATAATGCGAGTGATTTTTTTAGGTGTGATGATACGATTGATGGAAAAAGAACTTATATTAAAAAAGACCGTGTCATTGAAATTATGGAGGAGAGGTAAATTATGAGTTTTAGGATGTTACAGGCGGATGTTTTAAGATGGGCTAAGGATAAGGATTTGCTCCACTCAGAAAATGCGGATAGGCAGTTTATGAAGTTTATCGAGGAGGTTTTTGAGTTTAGAGAAAGTCTAATAATAATAAAAAATGTGGGACAAATGATTAATCAATTTAAAGAACAAGGTATAAATGTTTACTTTAGAGAGAATTTAGTAAAAGACATGATGCTTGAAATGGGGGACATTTTTGTAACTCTTATTATCCTTTGTGAACAGATTGGGATTGACCCTGAGGAGTGCTTGCAGATGGCTTATGAGAAGATTAAAGATAGGTCTGGGAAGACTATCAACGGGACATTTATAAAAGAGGAGGATCTATGAGTTTCAAATTTAAAGGCCTAAGCCCGGCGGAAAAAATGAGAGCTAGGAAATTGTATGATGCTGAGGTCCAAAAGGTGGCGGCATCTAGTACTAGTACATCTTTAATTGAGTCTTTTCTAGCCTTGGTTTGTGAGACTTTATCAGATGAGTTCGGATGGGGGAATGTTAGACTTAATCGATTTAGAGAAAGACTGATTAATAAGTTGGATTGTATCAATACAGACCTGGTGGATTTTGAGGACATCAGGGCAAATATGAGTATTCAAAAAATAGTTATTGTTGATAGTAAAGTTCATAAAATCGACGATGACGTGAAGATAATTAAAAGAAAGGAAATCGAGGAGATGAAGGCTAGGAGAAAGCGTGCTTAAGGAGTTTTGATGGATTTTGACAAGATTAGAAAGCAGGAGAGAGACCGAGCTAGGATTGATACTATAAAGGCTAGGCTCAGAAATTACGGCAGTGACATGCGAAGATATGAGGATGAGAAGGTGAAGATTGAGATAGCAAGGGATAGGCTTAGTCTTGGGGCGTCTTGGTCTGCATCTGATGTAGCTAAGGGCGGTGGGTCTAGTCAAGAAGATTTGCAGGTGAAGATAATTGATAAGATTGATGAGTCTAGTCGAAGAATGAAACTTATTGAGATTGAAAACAGGGCTATGAAGTTAGCTATTGCTGACCTTGAAGAAGATAAGAAGTTTATTGTTGACCATATGTGGATTGCTCCAGATGGTAAAAGGCTGAGTTTTAGAAAAGCGGCTGAAATGATGAATTTATCTAAGTCTACTGTGCAAAGATTGAGCGATGATGCCTTGCTTTATATCTTTAATAGGCTTTATTTGATTGAAGGGGGTGAGGTCGATGTGAGGTAATTTTCATTTTGGGACAAAAACGGGACAATTATGGGACACATTAGCCTAAATAATGTGCTATAATGGTAATAGGTAAATTTTTAATACTGTTTAACTCTAGGGATAGGCAATAGGGCCTGTCCTTTTCTTTTGTTATTTTTAAGCTTATGAGTCAGGCTGCCAACGCCTCCTTATTTATAAATTTTTTGGTACCTGGGTATGGTGCTGCTGTTACGTTAACTACTAATCTATGATTTTTCTGCTGTTTGCCGTTGGTGGTCTGGCTGATAGGCTTAAAGAATTATAATTTTTATAAACGAGCTTTTAAAGGCTTGTCTTTTTTTGTACTTATTTAGTCTGAATTTGAAATTTTATAATAAAAAAGAGAGGGCAATCACTCCCTCTCTTTTTCTTGCTTGTCAGATAAGTTCCGACTTGCACGAAAGATTAAATCTTTCTTCTGACAAACTAGCACAAATTACGCTCTAATGTGCTTTTATTATAGTACCTGATGACTATTTACACTATTATTATATGATATGATGACGGTTTCAGCAAGTACAACTCATATAATTCTATTTGAAATTGTGATTGTCTAGCATCTAGCGAAGATGTATATTTGAAAAAATGCTGACCTATCATCTACATTTCATTTTTTATAAGTGTTTATCTTTTATTTGATGATAAAGTGAAACTAATGCTATTGTAAGCATAATGATTTCATAAATTGTCATCGGGGTACTCCTTTCTAGAATCTAGAAAGTTGTAAGAATATTATACATAAATTTATTAAATTGACAATTAGTAGGTAACGATAAAGAAAGGGGTGATGTACTTTGAAGAAATTGACAATAAAACAGAAGAAGTTTGCTGATGAGTACATCAAGACAGGGAATGCGACTCAAGCTGCTATTAATGCTGGTTACAGTAAGAAAACAGCTGCAACAATAGGAGCTCAAAACTTAATAAAACTTAATATAAAAACTTATATTGATAAAAAATTATCAGAGTTAGAAGCTAAGACAATTGCAGAATCAAAAGAGGTCCTGCAGTATTTGACATCGGTTTTAAGAGGTGAAACCCACGATGAAGTTTATTACAAGACTGAGTATGGAGGGGAGGCCTTGGGCCAGGTTCAGGTGCAAAATAAAGATAGGCTTAAGGCTGCAGAACTCTTAATGAGAAGATTTGGTCTAAATGCTTCTGACCTAGAGAAAGAAAAGCAAACAATACAAATCGAAAAGACTAAAACAGAAATTGACATCATGAAAGGTATATCAGAAGAAATTGAGGACCTTGAAGATATAGATAGGATGATTTATGGAGATGATTAAGAAGAGAAGAACAATTCCCTTCAGGTTTTCCAAAAAGCATGTCGACTATATCAGGAATTGTAAAAATAATACTTATAACATCGCAGAAGGAGCGGTAAGAGCTGGTAAAACTGTTGATAATGTTTATGCCTTCGCCCATGAATTAAGGACGACTAAGGACAGATTACATCTAGCTACAGGGTCTACTGTTGCAAACGCCAAGCTAAATATTGGTGACGCCAACGGTTTTGGGCTTGAATATATCTTTCGTGGTCAGTGTAAGTGGGGAAAATATAAAGATAATGAAGCATTGATTATAAAAGGACCCTACACAAAGCAAAGAGAAAGAATAGTAATATTTGCGGGTGCTGCCAAGGCTGATTCTTACAAGAAAATACGTGGTAACTCCTATGGAATGTGGATTGCTACAGAAATTAACCTCCATCATAAAGACACAATCAAAGAAGCTTTTAACCGTACTGCTGCGGCTAATATGCGTAAGTTTTTTTGGGATTTGAACCCTTCAAGTCCTAACCATTTTATTTATTCAGACCACATAGATAAATATCAGTCAATGGTAGATGATGGAATAAAATTTGGTGGATATAATTATAAGCACTTCACTATCGATGATAATATCAATATTTCCGACCAAAGAAAAAAGGAGATAAAACTCCAGTACGATCCTAATTCTGTTTGGTATAAAAGGGACATACTTGGTTTAAGGGTAGTAGCCGAAGGACTTATTTATAAGCAGTTCTCAGACTGTCCGGAAAATTATTTGATTGACGGCAAGCCTCACGAACTACAGATTATACAAATAGGAGTGGACTTCGGTGGAAATAATTCAAAACATGCTTTTGTTTGCTGTGGTCTTAGTCGAGGCTTTAAAAAGGTCTATGCTTTAAGGTCTGAGAGATTAGAACCTGATAAGCCTACAGATTTATATAATCAACTAATAGACTTCGTAAGAGTTATTCAATCTACTTATGGAAACGTCGACCTTATATATGCAGATAGTGCGGAGCAAGTATTAATCAAGGGCATGCAAAAAGCCTTGTTAGATGCAAATTTAAATATAAAGATTAAGAACTCTATCAAGAACCCAATCAATGACAGGATAAGGCTTGTTAATACTTTGGTCGCTTCTGATAGGTTTTTTTATACAAAGAATTGTGAAAGTTTAGTGGATGCTTTATCTACTGCGGTTTGGAAGGAAGAAGAAATGGAAGACATAAGGCTTGATGATGGAACAAGTGATATTGATACCCTAGACGGCTTTGAATACTCCATTGAAAAATTTATAAAGGTACTGATGAATGTATAGGAGTTTTTATGCTAGATAGAGAAATTAGAGAGAGGCTGGGAAGCCTTGCCCTCAATATTGAAAATAATTATAAGATATGGCTTGATTGCTACCATGGGGAACCCTTTTGGCTTAGCAATCCAAATGACGCTGATAATTCTCAATCCTTGAATTTGTGTGCGGCTATATCATCTGAGCTTGCAAGGCTTACGACCATGGAGCTTGAAACTAGGGTTGATGATGAAGACCTTGATAAGATATATCAGAAATTTATAAGACATGTTAGAAAGTTTACTGAGTATGGTCTGGCCTTGGGTGGTATCATAGTTAAACCTTATGTTGAGGACTTAGAAAAACAGCTTATTGATATAGATATCGTACCTGCTAATAAATTTATAGTCCTTGGCTTTACAAGTTTTGGAGAAATAAACCACATTGTTTTTATAGATAGGATCAAGAAAAAAGATAAGAAAGATAAGGATATTTTCTTTACCAGGCTTGAAGAACACAAGATAGGTGATGAATATCTAATCACTAATACCGCTTATCTATCAAATAACCAAGAGGTTTTAGGGGATAAGATAAGCCTAGAAGTAGTGGAAGAGTGGGCGGATATGACTGAAAAAATGACGGTAGAATCAGATAGGCCATTATTTGCTTACTTTAAAAACCCACAAGCTAACAACCTAGACCTAGATTCCAACGAGGGTATATCTTGTTTTGCTAGAGCCTTATCTTTGATACAAGACGCAGACGAGCAGTATCAAAGGATTATGTGGGAATATAAGGGTTCTGAGCTTGCTATTGACGCCGATATAACAGCCCTTAAAAATACTAATGAACTTCCGGCCGGTAAGGAAAGATTATTCAGGAACCTTGGACTTGATATGGGAGATGGGGGCCGTGATTTCTATAAAGTGTTTAGCCCTCAGATAAGAGATTCTTCACTTTTCAACGGCTTAAATGGAATAATAAAAAAGATTGAATTTCTTTGCGGCCTAGCTTATGGAACCTTATCAGACATGGAGTTCACCGCTAAGACAGCTACTGAAATCAACACCAGTCAACAAAGGTCTTATTCAACCGTTAAAGATATACAAAATGAGCTAGCAAAATGCTTAGAAGATTTTGTCGAAGTATTAAAATATTGGTGTAAGGAGTTAGGTACTCCTTTTAAAGACGATTGCCAAGTGTCCTTTGACTTTGATGACAGCCTTGTAGTGGATTCTGAAACTGAACAAAAGATAAGGCTCCAGGAAGTGGCAGCGGGTATTTTAAAACCAGAAGCCTACCTAAAATGGAGATACGGCGTAACTGATGAGGAGCTAAAAGAAATACAAGCGGGAGTGTCAGAAGACAGAAGCGACGTAGCTGAGGAAGAATAATGCTAAGCCCAGAATACATGGAAAGGGTAACCGACCACCTAATAGTATTATATCAAGGATTAGAAGATGATATCCTAAAGGATATAGCGGATAGGATAAAAAAGAATGGTTACTTAACGGCCACAGCAGAAAGGCAAGCCGAAGTATTAATTGAAAGCGGCTATACAACTGATGAAATAGAAAGTCTTTTGAAACCTCATTTTGAAGACATAGACGAAGAAATAACCCAAATAATAAATAAATCAGGCCTTAAACATTATGAAGATGAGGCCAAGGCTTATAGGGTTGTAAATAAGAATTTGATTGATCTAACCCAAAACAAACACGCGGAGAACACAATAAACAATGCGGTTGATAGGTTAATTAAAGGAAATGCAAACATAACCCAATCATTAGGGGTTGTCTGCAATGGAGAGAACGTAAAATTAAATAAATTCTATAAAGATAAGCTAAACCAAGCGGCCTTTAAGGTTGCTAGTGGTGCTTTTTCTGGTCAGCAGGTAGTTAGAGGCCTAGTCAACGATTTATCTGAATCAGGAATAAGAGTTATTAACTATCAGAATTCAGGAAGAAATTATACAGTAGAATCGGCGGCAAAAATGCTTGTAAGAACTACTATAAACCAAATGACTGGAGAAATATCTTTGTCTAACGCAGAGGATATGGGCCAAGACCTTATGGAAATATCGGCCCACGCTGGAGCAAGGCCATCGCACGCAGAGTGGCAAGGACAAATTGTTTCCTTGTCTGGTGATAATGATAAGTATTTAAGCTTAGATGATATTGGATATGGAGATGTGGCTGGATTTATGGGTGCTAATTGCAGACACAACTGGTATCCATTCTTTGAGGGAATATCAGAAAGGGCCTGGAGTCAAGAAATGTTAGACAATATAGATCCGGAGCCTTTCGAGTTCGAAGATAAGGAATACACCTATTATGAGGCAACCCAAAAGCAAAGACAAATAGAAAGAACTATTAGAAAATATAAGCATAGGGTTATGATGTATGACAAGGTAGGAGATGATGAAAGTAAGCTTATAGCCCAGGTAAGATTACAAAGACAAAGACAGCTTTATAAAGACTTTAATAAAGCTGGTAAACTGCGTCCTACTACTGTAAATACTAACGTTTACGGGTATAGTAAGAATAAGTATTTTGAAGAATTAAAACAAAGCAATAGGTATAAAATATATAAAGAAAGAATATCAGGAACTTACTGGAATAATGCAACCTTTGCAAGTGAAAAACTGCGGAATAAACACATAGACAAGCACTTAAAAGAATTTGATAATTTGAGTGAAGAAGAATATTTACAAAAAGCAAGAGACTTATTAAATGCTGAGCTATCGGATAATATTAAGGGATTCATGACTCAACAAAAATTTATATTTAAGTATAATATAAAAAACAATGAATTTGCAATAGGTAGTAGCAAAGGATTTATATCTACTTATTTCAAACCTAAACCAGGTATAAAATATTGGGAAGGAGAGACTAAAAAATATGAAATATTCAAATGATGAGGAAATGATTTATCCTATTGACTGTCCAGTTTGTGGGAATAAAGTTGACTTTTTTGATATTTGTACAGTTTGCGGATACCAGAATAGTGGGGATAAAGAAAAAATCGGAGATCCTATTGGACCTAATAAGGTCACACTTAAAGAAGCAATTGAAAACTATAAAGAACTTGGTATTTCTGACCCAAATGATGATTATTGTAAAATTATTTTAAAAGAAAGAAATAAAAATGATTGAAAATTTTAAAATCATATTAAAAATTCTAACATCTTTAAACAAATCACTTGACGAAGAATATTTTGATTCAGACTTAATATCTGCTAGTACACTAGGAATTACAGAAATGAGAAGAAATAATCTTCTTGAAATGTTATATGACGCTGGTTATATTAAAGGATTGACAATCAAGTATTATGTAGACGGAGACTTTGTAGTTACTAATTTAGATAAAACTAAAATAACTTTAAAGGGTTTAGAATATTTAGAAACTAATACAATATTTAAAAGGATTCAAAAAGCGGCAAAAGGAATTAACGAAATGATTCCTGGAGCATAGAAATATTAGACTAAGCACGCTAGCGATTGTTAGATGTGCTTTTTAAGTACGAATTTATCTATTATTTAATTATTTTCTTGACTCGCTACTAAAACAGTAGTACTATTGTAGTGCGAGGAGGGATTAATGGCAGATAAAGTATTAAACTTCAAAATACCTGAAGAATTGCACAAAAAAATAAAAGAAGAAGCTGATAAAAAAAGCTTATCGATGGCTGCATTAGTCAGGTTGATATTAATTGAATATTTTAAAAACAAGTAAAGAAAAAGACGGCATACCCGCAAAAGTACTAGCCGTCTTAGCAAGAAACTCTATTTATAAATATAAATACAGTGTTTCTTTATCAACATTGTACTATAAATAGCGGTTTCTTTCAATATGAAAGGACTTAAAATGAACGGATTAGTGCAAGTAAAAAATGACAAAGATTATGGACTAATTACAACCAGCAGAATAGTTGCTGAAGGATTAGATAAAAGACATGACCATGTTTTAAGGGATTTGGAAAGAATTTTAGAAACCCCAAATGTGGGTTCTCTGATTATTCCAACAACTTACAAGGTAAAAGGTCAAAAAAGAGAATACAAAGAATATCTACTCACAAAAGATGGTTTCACTTTATATATGTTTAATATCCAAGGATATAATGATTTCAAAATGGCATATATAAATGAGTTTAATCGTATGGAGAGACTTCTTAATGGTGAGCAACTAGAGTTAGAAGCCTACAAGTTAGAAAAGAAAACCTACAAGGGTAAACCTGTTATGACTGTAAGAGATATAGTTTATTTAACTGGACAAACTAGAGATTCTTTAAATTGGGCAATTAAAAGGGATGGCTTAGGTTTGTTGCTACAAGGTAGGTCTCTTGAAGATTTTAGAGAAGAAAATAGTTTTGTTTTAGGAGCAACAAGAAGATTAAATATTCTTTTCAATGAAGATGTATATGAGCTGACAAAAAATCAAAATATACCTGGAGAAAAGAGAAATAGAATTAATGAATATTTCAATAATCCATCTCTTCCTAGAGAGGAAAAGAGTATAAAAGTAAAAGATGTTGAAATATTACAAAAAGTAGAAAAGTTGAATACCTTGTATTTTTTAATACAAAGATTTGGTATTGATGAAAAAATGAAAGGTGATATAACTGAAATAATTTCAGAAAGATATGTAGAACTTGGATTTTTAGACCATAAATGCAGAGATTTGAGTGTGCATACTCTTGAAGGTTGGAATTTAGGTTGTAAATTTCAAAATTTTAAAATGATGATTATAAACAATTAAATAGTATTAAATTAGGAAGCTTTCGAGCTTCCTTTTTCTATGGGAAGATACCTAAGTGGAAAACGGGGCGGTCTGTAAAACCGTTAGCTATGCTTTCGTGGGTTCGAATCCCACTCTTCCCACCATGGTCAAGGCGGACCTAAAATGCTGGAATGTTACTAGTCTAAAGTCACAGCGACGACTTAAAAAGCTTAGGAATAGGAGATTTTATGAAGACAGAAGAACTCAAAGAAATAGGACTAAATGATGAACAGATAGCGGCGGTTTTTAAGCTAAGAGGTCAGGAAGTAGAAAATTATAATAATTTAAAAAATGAATATGAGACCTTAAAAACTGAAAACGAAAACTATAAGTCCCAAGTAGCAAGTGCAAACGAGCAAATAGAAGCCTTTAAAGATATGGATATAGACTCAATAAAGGCAAGCGCCGAAGAGTACAAAACCAAGTATGAAGAAGCACAAATCAAAGCTAAGGAAGACATCGAAAGAATTAATCTAAATAATGCTATTGATCTAGGATTAGTAAATGCTGGGAGTAGGAATCTTAAGGCGGCAAAAGCTTTGCTTGATATCGATAGTTTAAAGGATTCTAAAAACTTAACTGATGATTTAAAGGCACAAATTGAAGGACTTAAAGAATCTGATTCTTACCTATTTAAAGGACAAGAAGAACCAAAGCAAAGGGGCATAGGTAAGTCAAGTTCTATAGGTGATAAAGAGCTTAAGGATATGACTTATGAAGAAATGCTTCAAGCTAATAAGAAAGGTGTTTTATAGGAGGAATTAAATGCCAAAATTATTTGATAAAACTTATTTTAACCCAGAAGTATTTGAAAAATACGTCGACACAATCGAAAGAGAAAGAACAAACGAACTACTTACATCATCTGCCATTGTAGAAAGGGCAGACCTAAAAACTAGAATGGACGAACAAGTAGGCGGTAATATTATAGTTACACCAATTGCCGGAATTCTATCAGGGGACGCTGACAATTACGACGGACAAACAGATATTAAGTCAGACTCAACAAATACTTTCTACCAAAAGAGAGTTGTTATTGGTAGGGCGCACGCTTGGACTGAAAAAGACTTTGTTTTTGATATTACAGGCGGACACGATCCAATGAGAACTGTTGCTAATCAACTTTTAGATTGGTGGGCAGACCTTAAACAAGATTCACTTCTTGCAATCCTTGAAGGTATTTTCTCTATGTCAAAGGCAGAGGACAAGAAGTTTGTAGACGGCCACACATATAAAGATGATGTATTCGGTCAGGTAACCTTAAATAACGCACTACAACAAGCCTTTGGAGCTAGAAAGAAAAACTTTGCGGCTGCTATTATGAACTCTGCCGTTGCAACTCAATTAGAAAACTTAAATCTAATTCAATATGCAAAATACACCGACGCTAGAGGAATAGAAAGACCACTTGCCTTGGCAAACCTTAACGGTAGACCAATCATTATTGATGACTCATTGCCAATAAGCAAAGAAGGGGAATATACAACTTATATCTTTGGCCAAGGAGCTTTTGAATATACTAAGGCTGGTGCTAAAGTTCCTTATGAAACCGACAGAAACCCAATGAAGAACGGTGGCGAAGATACACTATACACCAGAGATAGGTTCTGCTTTGCTCCAAGAGGTATCTCATTTACTGAGGCTTCTATGGCGTCACTATCACCAACAGAAGAAGAACTTAAGAAGGGTGCTAACTGGGAAGTAGTTAAGAATGAAGATGGTACATTCCCACTTAACCAAATACCAATAGCAAGAGTCCTAACTAAACTTGAAGCTAAAAAGCCAGCAGGGGAATCAGGCAACCCAGCAGCTTAATTCAGAAAGGGGTTAATTTATGTTAACCTATGAAGATTTTATTAAAAAAAATCCTAGAGTAGACCTGCCAGAGGGCCTTTTTACGTCCTTACAAAGGAGAATTAGAAGGCGTATAGACTTCTTAACCTTTGAAAGAATAAGGAAAAATGACAAAGACCTACAAAAAAGAATAGATGACGTTACTCAAGATATAATTAACCAGCTTTATTTTAATAATAGGGAGCTTTTAATTGATTCGGAGGGTAATTCATCTAGTAATATAAAATCGGAGTCTGTGGGCGAATATAAAGTGGAATACGCACAATCAAATTCCTTGTCAGTAGATAAAAAAGATGGATTAGTGGCAGGTCTTATTGATCAAATGATTAAAGAGGCCTTTGTCCATACTGGCCTAATGTATAGGGGCGTTTATTGATAACTAACGCCAAGGTTACAATCATAAAAAGAATGGTTGTAGATAGACAAAACGTGTATAAACCCCTAAGAACTTACCCTTGCCACTGGGAAGAGACTAGAGGGATTAACACTAACCGCACTGGTAGGAGCAAGGATGATATTGACGAAATAACCTGCTATATACCAAACGAGCTTTTAAGAACTGTTGACGTTGAAGACCTAGTAATCAGAAATGATGAAGAGATAGATATTGAAGAACTAAAGACAGCTAAAGAATATCAGAAGAAATACAAGGCTAAAATAGTAACAGTATCTGATGTCTTCGACTTCGGTTCTGCTAGTATGCAGCATACAAGGATAGGGGCCAAGTAATGATAAATTTTTCAAAATTTGACTTCGACCAGGTTAAGGCCTTAAAGAAAAGAGACCTTGAAACAGGCGGAGAAGTACAAAAATTTATAGATAGTGAGTGTATAAGGAGAATGGATCCTTACACTCCAAAAGACCACGGTGACTTGATAGGAGCTGCAACAAGCCAAACTAGCATAGGTTCTGGGAGAATAGTCCAACAGATGCCATACGCTAAAAGGTGGTATTATGAGCCAGCTAAGTTTCAGGAATCACCAAGAAGAGGAAATAGGTGGTTTGAAAGAATGAAATCAAACCACAAAGACTCGATACTCAGAGGTGCTGCAAGTATAGCGGGGGCAAAAGCAAAATGAAATCAATTATAGAAAGTATAAGGGAATATTTTTTAAAATGTCCTTATCTAGAAGACGATGTAAGGCTTAGTGTTGATTTTCTAGGAGACCAACCCTTAGAGTATGGAATTTACACTGAGCCTATAAGTCCAACAATTAAAAAATATGTAGACGGAGATGAGCTTAAACAATTTGGATTTATCTTCACTACTAGAAGTCACATGAGCGGAGATTTAGTTACACAGCTAGAAAACTCTGCTCTTTTTGACAATTTGATTGAATGGATCCAGGAGATGAATTATAAGAAAGAGTTTCCGGAGCTTGAAGGTGATAAGTATCCAACCAAGCTTGAAATTATAACAAATGGTTACTTGTCTAGTGCCGATGTCGGTTCTAGTCAATACCAAATACAGATGAGATTAGTTTATATGGAGGTAAACAATGGCTGAAGCTAAAACATTACAAAATTTAAAAGAATTTAAGGGCCTAGTATTAAGGGCTGATGTAGTTTCCTTTATGGAAGTAGAAGATAAATATTATAGAATGAAAGGTTTTACCGACCTTCCAACATCTAAAGAAACAGAAGAATATTCAAGAAAATATGTCGATGAGAAATCAGAAAGAACTGCCGTTACTGGTATGACTTCAACAACCGACTTCACTCTAGATAGGTATAAAGATAATCCGGTACACGACAGAATTCAAGAAGTATTTGATAAAGAGCAATTAGCAGATGACGCTACAGTTAATATTGTAGTCGTTGACTTTTCTAAACCAATTGAAGGACAAGAAGGCAAATTTTATGCAATTAAGAGAAACCACACTATAGTTCCAGACTCTGCAGGTGATGGTACTGACGCTTACCAATATTCAGGCAGCTTTAAGGCTAATGGTCCATCTATTGAGGGTTATGCGGAACTAGGAGATAAGGATTCAGACTGGCTAACAATCAAATTCACTGAGGGTGAGCCTACTGCGTCTACATCTTCAAGGACAGCTTAAGTTAATTATTTAGGGGCTAGATGCCCCTTTTTCTTTTCAAAAAATTAAAAATAAAGGAGTAAATTATGGCATTTAAAAGACAAAAAAGACAAGTAATTAAATTTGAATTTGAATATCAAGATATTAACGGAGATACTCAATTACTAAAATATGAAATTGAGCATGACACAGATCTAGCTAAAAAGCTGACAGCTATAGGTGAATTAGACTTTGAAAAGATGTCTTCAAACGAATCTAAAGAAGCCCTAAGAAAAGCCTTTGATACAATTCTTGGCCTTGGGGCAATGGATGATATCCAAGAAAAAGTATTCGACGGAGATGAATTACTCCTTACTGACTATTTAGGAATAGGAAATTATCTTGTAGAAGAAGTTGACAAGGCAAATAAGGAATTAGAAAAGCTTACAAATACTTTTAGCATTGGCAAAAAAGAAAATGTAATCGATGGAATTATAGTTGATGAAAAGTGAGCATTCTAACTAAAGGCCTACCAAATACAATAGACGTAAGCGGCAGAAAGGTAGCTATAAATACAGATTTTAGGGCTTGGATTAAATATGAAGAAGTAATGCTAAAGGAAGATGAAAAAGCCCAAAGCCAGGTATTAGAAGTTATTAATACTTGTTTGGCGGAGGGGTTTAAGATTTCAAGCCTTGATGAATTAGAAAGCTTATTTGACGGGTTCTTATGGTTTTATAGCCTAGGTAAAAAGACAGACGGTATCAACAAAATAAAGGAAGAAGATGAAAAGGAGTCAGAATTTACTAACTCTAGCCTTGTTTACTCTTTCGAGCATGACTGGGCCTATATATATTCTGCCTTTATGGAGTGTTACAATATTAATCTTCTTACTGCCAATCTTCATTGGTGGGAATTTAAAGCCCTTTTTGAGGGACTAAACCAAAAATGTCTATTTTCAAGAATTATGTCTTTTAGATCCATGAACATCACTTCGAAGATGAGTAAGGATGAAAAGAAATATTATAGGACGATGAAAAAGATTTATGCTTTGCCAGATGAAAGGACAGTAGAAGAAAAAGAAAATTCTTTTGCTAGGTCAATGATGGCAAGCATGCAAATTTAAAGAAAGTGAGGTGACATATGGCAAGTGATGGTAAACTGCTATTTGATACCAAGTTAGACACCTCAGGATTTAAAAGCGGCCTTGCTTCCCTATCTTCTATGGCCACCGCAGCTGGTAAGGGTTTTAAAAGTATAACAAATAAGGCTGTAGATGGTATAAAAACTAGTTTTAAGGCGGCGGGGTTAGCTGCCGCAGGATTCGGAGCCTACTCAGTAAAGGCTGGTGCTGAATTTGACGCAGCTATGAGCGAAGTCGAGGCAATATCCGGAGCCTCTGGCAATGAGCTTGACGCTTTAAGAAACAAAGCTAAGGAAATGGGTGCAACAACCAAGTTTTCTGCGACTCAATCAGCCGAAGCCTTAAAATACATGGGTATGGCAGGCTGGAAGAGTCAAGAAATGCTTGACGGTCTTCCTGGGATTATCAATTTGGCCGCTGCAAGTGGTGAGGACTTAGGTCTAGTCTCAGATATTGTCACCGACTCATTAACCGCCTTTGGTCTACAAGCAAAAGACACAGGAAGATTTGTCGATGTTTTGGCGGCAACCTCAACCGCTTCAAATACTAATGTATCAATGCTTGGCGAATCCTTTAAGTATGTTGCACCTGTTGCAGGGGCATTAGGATATAAGGTGGAAGATGTATCGGTCGCCTTGGGATTGATGGCCAATGCTGGAATTAAAAGCAGTCAAGCAGGAACTTCCTTAAAGACTGCTTTATCTAGATTATCAGCACCAACCAAGCAAGTAGCGGCTGAAATGGAAAACCTTGGTATCTCAATAACTGACTCTAACGGACAAATTAAGCCTTTTAATAAACTTATGGGTGAAATGAGGCAGTCCTTTAAGGGTTTAAGCGAAGACCAAAAGGTTCAAGCGGCAACAACTTTGTTTGGCAAAGAGGCTATGGCTGGAATGTTGGCCATAATAAATTCTAGCGACGCGGATTTTGAAAAGCTAACTAACAGTATTAACAATTCCACTGGAGCGGCCAAAGAGATGGCAAGGGTTATGAATGATAACCTAAAGGGTGATATAACCATCCTTCAATCAGCTTTAGAAGGTTTAGGAATATCACTTTTTGAGAATGTCGACACTCCCTTTAGAGATGTTGTTCAATCGGTCACTAAACAAGTTGATAGACTTAACGCTGTAGTTACTAGAGATATAAGTTACCTTCCTCAGGCTATAGGTGATATGATAGCCGAAGGGGCAGTTGCTATTGCTGAAAAAGCTCCAAAATTTATTGAGGCTGGTAAAACCATTATTTTAAGTCTCTTAGATGGCTTACAAAATAATTCTGATAGCTTAGCTTCGAGTGCGACAGAGATAATAACAAGCTTAGTTACCGCCTTTATGGAGGTTGGAGCAAGGTTATTTGAAGTCGGCGGAGAGATATTAATAAAACTAGCCGAAGGGCTAACCGCCAAAGCGCCTATTTTAGTACCAAAGGCCATTGAAATTATAGGCAAACTTGCTGAAAGCTTTAATAAAAATGCACCTAAACTTATAAAGGTTGGTATAGACCTTATAAAAGCAATAGCAAAAGGGATTGCTGAAAATCCTGATGTGGTAGCTAAAGCGGTTCCTCAGATACTAAAGGCTTTAGCAATAGCCTTTGCAGCCTTCAAGGGAGCAAGCATAGCTAAAAGCATGATGGGTTCTCTAGCTAAGGGAATCATGGGCGAAAAAACTTTGGTCAGCGAGTCGGCAAATGGGGTTATAAATTCACTAATACAAGCTTTTAACAGTAAAGGCTTAAAACTTAATGATACAGGCGGAAAACTTGTAGACCTCTTAGCAAAAGGAGTATCAAGCAAGGCCAGTATTTTAAAATCAGCTGGATCTAAAACTATAGGACCGCTGATGACTGGAATAAAAACAGGGTCTAGCAAGCTTGCTGGAATTGGAAGCAACATTGTTGGCGTCTTATCCAGCGGAATAAGTAAAGTTGGCGGAAGCAAGCTTTTAACAGTTGGTGGTGGCTTAATAAAGGCTATAGGCGGAGGCCTTATGAAGGGCCTAACATTGATAGGCGGTATAGGGGCTAAAATAATAACGGTTCTTGGTACTGTATTGTCAAATCCTGTTGGTCTTGCAGTAGCTGGAGCTGCCCTTATAGGCTTTATAATCAAAGGTTTTAATCTTGATTTACCAAAGATAGCAAACTCTGCCGGAAAAATTGTCGGCTCAATTGCAAACAAAATAAAGCAAGGAGCTTCGAAGTTAATCGACGCTGGTAAGTCGATGGTTAATAAAATCGGCGAGGGTATCAATGCAACTAAGAAATTCTTTGCTGAAGTCCAATCCAAAGGACTTATATCTGTGCTTCAAAGTAAGCTAAAAGCTGGAGTTAACAAGCTAAAAGACATCGGCAAAGGCTTTATAGATGGAATTAAAGAAGGCTGGGACTCAAACGAGAAGAAAGTAGCTGATAAAGCTAAAAAGCTTCCCGACCAAGTGAATAAATCTGTAAATAGTTCTGATACGGAACCAACTGGCGAAAATATGGTTATGGGCGTGGTTGAGGGTCTAAAAAGCGGAAGTACAGACATAGCCACAGCCTACAAAGACCTAATTCAAGGTGGAGTTTCAGACTCAGACGCCAGGGCAATTATAAGGCAAGAAGGAAAGGCAAGCGTTGAGGAATATGCCCAAGCAGTATATGAAGGCTCAGGAAATGTAAGGAGTGCTTACACTGCCCTTAGGACATCCGGGCTAGAAACTATGGAGGCGGCCGAACAATTCTTCGAGATAGCAGGCCTTAACTTAAACGGTTTTGTGAATGGAGTTGAAGAAGGCGGTCAGACCTACCGTGAAAAACTAAAAGAGATGATGGACTCAGGAATGAGTGAAATCGAAGCGGTAGAGAAATTGACAGAAATAGCTCTTAGAAATATGCAGGGCTTCAAAGATGGTACAAGCGAAGGGGCTGAAGGAATCATAGAAGAATTTACTACTATGATGAAAATGGGCCTTGATGAAGTTGAAGCCTTTGATGAAATGTATGCAAAGGGTCAGATAAATGTTGACGCCTTTGGCCAAGGTTCGGCTGCAGGAAAAGAAGCGGCTTTAGCAATTTATAGGCAATTAAGAGATTCTGGATTATCATCTGTAGAGGCTGTTCAAGCCATGCATGAAATGGGGCTTTTAAATGTGAATGGCTTTGCTGACGGAGCTAACGCTGGCAAAATCAATGTAGAAGCCGCTTACCAAGCCTTAAAGGCACTAGGTCTAAGCGAAGCTAATATTGCTGAAATATTAAAACGAATAGGAGCTGAAAATGTCGGTGCATTTGGTGAGGGTGTAAGTTCTGGCCAAGGAAGTGTAGCGGAGGCTTACAATAATACTTTTGCTAATCCATTAGAGGCACGTTCTTCTTTAATTTTTGACACTGCTAATCAACAAGGCCATGATACTGGTTCAAAATTCGCAGGTGGTATTGAATCTTCAACAATGGAAGTTACTTCTAAGTCACAAGCTTTAGGTCAAAGCGCCATAGAGAAACTTCAAGGTGGCGAAGGTGAAGCTACTCAAAAAGGCCAAGAATTAGGGGAGCAATATGCAAGCGGTATAGACGCTTCAAAGTCCGTTGTAGACGCTAGTGCAACAAACATAGGTAAAGACGTAGCCCAATCACTAAGTAATCAAGCCAGCGACTTTAACCAGGCGGGTAAAACTGCAATGGAAGGTTATAGTTCAGCGATAAGTAGCGAATCAAGTAAGGTTGTAGCAAGCATTGATAAGATGGGTTCATCTATACAAACAAGCCTTACAAATACCTCTAATGTCGTAGCACAAAATGCAACAAAGATGATGAACACTTTAGCTAGTAACGTAACTAGTGGATCAAGTAAAGTTCAAACATCTTTTACAAACATGCAGAATAAAATCAACTCTACTATTACAAGTATGAGTTCTAAAACTATTAGTCAAACTAAATCGATGATGGATAACGTCACTAATACTATTACTACCGGCACAAATAAGATTAATACACAATTTACCCAGATGGGTAGCAAGATTAATACAACCATCAATAATACTTCTAACCAAGTGAAAAATGCTGCGGACTCCATGATGAATGGATTTGTAGCTAAGGTTACAAACGGAAGCAATAAGGCTAAATCTACTGTGAAATCAACGTGTTCTCAAATGGTAAGTACGGTTAACGGCTACAAGGGGTCCTTTGCTAATGCTGGATATAACCTTATGGCGGGTCTTGCTAATGGTATATATAACGGCAGGTCAGGAGTAATCAACGCCTCAATAAATGTTATGAGGTCCGCTGTTAATGCTGCAAAAAGAGCCGCAGGAATTCACTCCCCTTCAAGAGTATTTAGAGATGAAGTCGGTAAGATGCTTACCCGTGGTATGGGAATAGGTATCGAGGATGAAAAAGGCTTTGTAGTAGACAAGGTAAAAGCCACTATGGAGGCTATAAGAAATAAGGCTAAGAATGCAGTTCTATTTGATAATAAAAGAATGGGTGCAGATCTGGCCTATAATTTAGCTGGAGGATCTATACAAAATAAACAACAAGTCGATGTACAAGTTACAAACGGAGCTGTCACAAGCGTAATAAACCTTGATTCAAGAGAGATTGGCAAGGCTGTAACTCCTATAGTAAGCCAAGAAATAAGCAAGGAAAGGAGGCGTAGAGGATGATTAAGACTATAAATTTAGTTAAGGATATAGGCTATTATGGTGCACACCTTTTAGCCTATCCGGACATAGGAAATACCAAAATAGAAAGAGACACCTTTGTTTCAGATACTGGCATAACCTTTTATGGAAATGAGAGGCCGTCCTTTACACCTCTTAGTTTCTCTATTGAATTTAAAGGCGAGAAGGAAACCATAAGAGAAAATAGGAACAAATTATCTAGGATATTAGAAAAGGTGAAAATAACTTTTGATGATGAAATATTCTACAAGGGAAGGTTCTTAGGAGAAAAAATCGACACTAAGCACTTTTTTGAAGTAGTAGAGTTTTCTGGCCAAGCTATAGCTAGCCTTGATACCCAAAGCACCCTGATACCTATTAATGAAACTGTAACCATATATAACAGAGGTAATCTTTTAACACCTTGTAGGATTATACTAGAGGGTAAGGGAGAAAATATTAAAATTACAGGTTTTGAAAGTGATATTAAAATAAATAAATTTACTGATACACTTGTTATAGACTCTGAAATGGGATTCTATAAGTTAGGAGCAGAAACAAGCATTGATATGCTAGAGTTCCCTTATATAAAAGAAGAACTAAATATTAAGCTTACTGGTCAAGGAAATTTCACTTGCAAGTTAGAATTTGAAGGCAGGGTTATATGTTAGTAGTCAATGGAAAAACCAAAGAAAGATTTCCCTATGCTGCCTTTAGAAACACTTGCATAGAGTATGAAATAAATGTGCTTGATAGGCTAATATTTGAGATACCAAAGCAATATAGAAATGTCTTTGATGTAGAACACCTTGTCGAGTTTAAGAAAGACAATACTTGCCAAGAATTTATAGTTAAAAATATCGAGCCTTTTTACGACGGCTACAAAATAGAAGGTTTTGCCAATAATTCTGACTGGCAGGAAAAATTTAATAAAAGCCTTAATTTCTCTTATAAAGGGATTAAAGATGTGCTTGATGTAATAACACCCGCAGGCTGGAAATATGTTGTCCTAGATGATATTAAGACAAAAAGAACCATAACCGGAGACCATAAAACTAGCTGGGAAATATTTGAAGAACTTATTAAGAAGTATGAAGTCGAATACAAATTAGATGCCCATTTAAAAACAGTAGTTATAGGGAAAGAATTATCTCAAAATAAAGACATATACTTAACCGCTTCCCTTAACCTAGAAAAACAAGATATTAGTGTAGAAAACTTCGAATTTGCCACTAGGATTATTCCAGAGGGAATGAACGGCCTTAAAATCAATCAAATTAATAACGGCCTAGACTATTTGGAGGATAAGAGTTTTTCTGATAAAACAATAACTTACTATTGGAAAGATGAAAGATACACCAATATAAAAAACTTAAAAGATGAGGCAGCAAGGAAGCTTAAAATTTTATCAAAACCTAAGACGGTTATAGAATTAAAAGCGAAGGACTTAAAAGAATCTATTGATCAATACGACCAAGACTTTAAAACAAATGATTTAAGATTTGGTATTGGTGACTATGTATATTTGATAGATAAAGATAGGAAAACCAAAGAGAAGTTCAGAATTTTAAAATTATTAAATTATCCTTTTAAGACTATGGATAATGAAATCACCTTGTCGAATAAGCCTCAAACCATTATTGATGATTTAGATGAAGCAATAGACCTCACTAATCAAATGTGGGAGGAAACAAGGGTAAGGTTTGAAACTACTGAGGATTCTATTGAAGCGAGTGTAGCCACAAGTAGGAGATACACAGATGATAGTTTCAAGACTTATAAAACTGAAAGAAAACAAACTGATAGTCAAATATATGAGTCTATAACAGAAGCGACCACCTATGTAGATCCAGTAACTGGGCAGACTAAGCCTATAATTGATAAGCAACTAGAGATAGACAAAACTATTGATGGAATAAATATATCGGTTAAAAATCAAATCGAAGACGTGGAAGGCATTATTGGTAAGCTAGATGAGAAATACCCTAGCATTGCTGATTTGCACCAGGTTTCAGATGATATCAATAAGAAAATTTTATCAGTAGAAAGTGATTTCAAAATTAAAAATGATGAAATTTCAAGCACTATTACAAGCATAAGTACTAGTACAAATAATAAAATAAAAAGTCTTCAAGATGACTTAAATTCTGGCGTGCCTCTAGGAACGAAGCAGTTTATAGAAAAAAACTATGCAACTATAAGTCAAACTAATGATAGCATAGTTAGTTCGGTAGGCAAGGTTAAGGCAGAGGTAGACTCTGAATTTAAAGAAGTTAGAGGTCTAATCAGTCAGACAAATTCTACAATTGCCCAAACAAACGACATGATAAAAACAGAAGTCAGCAAGCAGATTCCTGATATAAGCGGAGTAGAAGATAAGGCAGACCGTGCTATAAGGGCTGCTGCCGTAGCTCAAGGAGAGGTTGCTGGGAAGGTTACCTATACTGACTTTAACTCATACAAAAAACAAACAGCTGAAATGATAGAAAGCAAAGTAAGTGCAGGTGAGGCCTACTCTTTGATAAGGCAAGAGGTTAAAAATATCAAGATATCAGCCGACCAAATAGACCTTACTGGTAATGTAAGTGTGGTTGGTGATTTTAAAACATCATCTTATGGGAAACGAGTTCATATAGAAGGTTCGGAAATTAAGTTTTATGATGATTACAGTAGTTTTATAGGCAAAATGGGAATTGACAGAGATGGAGCTTTAAATCTAAACGGAGCATATGATCAAGAAGGTTCCATAAGTATAAATTCACCTTGGACGATAGATTATACTAATTTTAGTAATCAAACCGTTAAGTCATACTTATATGGTGATTGGGGAGCAACTAACTTTTACTCTTTTTCTTTATCGACTAGATATATATTTGTAGATAGAGACTTAACAGTTTATAACGACCAAGAAGTGGGTGGTGATTTAACAGTAAGAAAAAAAATTAACCTTGGTTATAGCGCTTATATAAAGTTAAACCCTGCGGGAACGCAGTTGTGGATAGGAAGAACTTATGATAGCTATGATTTTGTTATAGATTTCAATGAAAAAAAGACTTTCTGGGCCTAGGAGGATTAATGGAAGAAAAAAACTTAGATTTTAAAGACAGGATAATAGTAAGGTATATGAATTTGCTAACTCAGCAAACACACAATGTTCAAACACTTCTTACAAAGATTGAATTATTAGAAGAAGAATTAGCAAGCTTAAAAGCAAAGGAGGAAGAAGATGGAAGTGAAGAAGAAAGAAATTAGCCAAGAAATCATAGATGAATTTTTAGATTTAGCAGTTAAACACGAATTAACTATGGCGGACATTGATCAAATTTCTTATAAATTAAGAGAATATTTCTTAAGGAACGCAACACTAAAACAAGAAGCACTAGAAGGAAAGTAAAATGCTACAAACAACAGATGTAAAACAACTATTAGGGGGCAAGATTGTCAAGCAAACTGATAAATCAAGCCCTTTTTCTTTCCTGCTTTTAGATAGTCAGAAAAGGAAAGTTCCTTTAACTGGAGAATCGGCGGAAATAGTCTTATATACTTCTAAAGGCAAATACTGGGAAACCATCTCCGAAGTAACTGACGGCATAGTTAATTTCCAAATGCCAGGTAATTTATCAGTAGATAATTATAAGCTTGAAATATCTGTTGCGGGTTATGTCTTTCCAAGTAAAGAAGATTTTATTATTAAGGTAGTCCAAGGTTTTAAAGAACTACCAAACAAAGAGACCGCGGAAAATATTAAGAAATCCACGGAAGAATTTGTAAGAGAAGAAGCCGAAAAAGCAGTAAAAGAGCTTGGGAAAACCGAACTAAAAGGAAACAAGGGAGACAGAGGCCCTCAAGGAATCCAAGGCCCACCAGGTAAAGACGGCCAAAAAGGAGACCAAGGAACACCAGGCAAAACAGGTCCACAGGGTCTGCCTGGCAAAGATGGAAACACAGGTCCCCAAGGTCCACCAGGTAAGGATGGAGAAATAAACCTAGCTAGTATCACAAAGTTAAATACTGAAGAAAAAAAGGGAATCAGAGACCAATTAGGATCACCAAGCAAAGATGAAGTAGTCCTAAAAGAAGTAGGAAAGGGCTTATCTGACAATAACTTTTCTAATTTATACAAGAAAAAATTAGATAACCTAGACCAATCCTTTAAAGAAGTTAATGATTCCATAGATAAGGTGAAATCTAAGCAAGACAACCACCTAAGCGACCTAGCAAGTCTAGGAGCATACGAGGTTGGAGATAAACTAATAAAACTAAAACCAAGTATCACAGGTGATGAAGTAAAAATAGGATATGTAGAAATAGGAAAAATCCTAACAAATGACTTTTACGAATTCCCATTCACAGGTGAAACCTTAAAAATTAAATTTAAATCAGAAGCCGACGGCCATATACTTTTATATGGCAAACCAGACTATGACGACCCGGCCCACCCAGAGCTTAAGTATGTAGCCAACGAGACAGAAAAGGCCACAAGGTGTGTGGTAAAAGTCGATAAGAACTTAAATTCTTATACCATAGATTTTAGAGGAAAAGAAGATGGCTTGCCAGGTAAAAAGTTTACAGGGCAGTTGGTGATAACTAATGTTACTATGCCAGAGGATAAATTAAGTGTTATTAGAGAGGAGGGGTTATGATAATAAAGGAAAATTTATTGAAAGATTCAGCTAGAGAGCGTCACAAAAGTAATGAAGCTGGTAGCGCTTGGGGGGCAATTATTTTTTATATAAATAATTTAGGATTAGAGCATGGAAAAGAATACACTATATCGTTTGAAGTTAAGAATCTAAGCAAACAATCTAATGGATTAGTAGGTGTTTTTGTTACAAGTCTCGACGGTAAAAAGGATACATTCTCAACTTCATTACTTGTAAATGGACGTATTAGTGCAACTTTCACCTATGATAAAGATATTTCAGATAAAATAGGGCTTTCTCCTGGTCCTGTTGGTGATGCAGCACGATGTGAAGCTACCTTTTTAAAAGCTAAATTAGCAAAAGGAAAAATAGCAGATGAATATATTCCAAATAAAGAAGACGTAAAACCTGAAAATCAAGCCATTTTCCCTATCGGGGGGGTATCACGAAGTCTACCCTCTATAGAGGATATAAGGGGGTTAGTTTATGTTAATTAACCCTAATTTGTCAACCAGTTCAGAGTTTAAAAGAGGTGTCCTTAATATATACCAAGACAGCCTAGATGTAGCTTATTTAGATGATAATGTTTTAAAAATAAAAAAGAAAAAAGAAGCTGAACTAGGACTTATATATATGCCGTTGTTTGATAACATTGAAAATGATAAAATAATAGCTTTTTCTGGAAAATTAAATTTAATAAATGGTAGAGAAATTGAAATTTACTTTAATGGATTTAGTGGGGGGACATTGCATATTTCTAATAACGGTATCTATAAAATAGAAGCTATAGGACAAAAAGATTCATCTTATAATCAAGTGCAGTTAAGAGTATATCATAACTATGAAGTTATTTTTAGGTTTACAGAAATTAAACTAGAGAAAGACGAAGTAACACCATATATCCCAAACATAAACACCATAGAAACGGCTAAACGTCCGTATTTTATCGGGGGGGTACGTTCAAAGAGGTTTATCCAATTTAGTATCTACCCAAGGCAATCTTCTTTTAGGAAGGAGGTTGCAGCGTGAAAATTAATCCTAATTTATATATAGGTATAAATAGAAAACAGATATATCCTCAAAAAGCAAATAAATATAATTTTTATAAAATATTTTGTAAAGATATTGGTTGCGAGCTTGGCCAAGAATATACATTAAGTTTTGATTGTGAGCAAACATCTAATGGTAGTGGCAAAATAACAATTTTATCTCTTGATAAAAATAACGATGATATAAGACAGTATTCTTATAATATTGGAAAAAGACAATCAATAACTTTTATATATGGATTAAATAGCGTGGATAGAGTGAATATATATTCGGACATTATGGGACAAACCAATAATATAGGACTTAAGGTGTTTAATTTTAAGCTCGAAAAGGGGAAAGAAGAAACTATATATAATCCTAATATTAACAATCTAGAACCTAGCAAACAAGCCATTTTCGTGGCGGGGGGGGGTATTCAAGGAACTGTATCCACTCTAAGCTTAAAACTAGTCGAAATCGACCAGTTATATTTGGGGGTGGGTTATGTTAGTTAAGCATAATTTACTAGCTATAAACGCAACAGATGTTTTATCTAGTACATCACAAGCTGAATGTTATAATGTATATCGTAAACGTGATAGTATATCGTTTAAAGGAGTAAAAAGGCCAAAATCACAATATATATTCGGATATTATTACCAACATTATAAAGATAAATATTCTAAGTTGATAATAAAGAACACCGGTGAAAGTACAATTATAATCGAAGAATCTTATAAAAACAATGTTAAACAAAGTGATATAACTTTAGAACCTGGTGAATATACTGAAATATCTAGAAAAAACTTAGCTGATGGGTACTGTACGTGGATTAAGATACCAAATATTGATGATTATAATAAATCGTACGAAATAAAAATGATTAACTTCATAGTTACAGAGGGTGGTTTTGCAGAGATATACCTACCAAACATAAACACCCTATCAAAAGAAAAACAACCCCTCCTACCACCAGAGGGACAATACAAAGAAATAACACCACTATAGAGAGCCCTGACTCTTTTTTTAGTACAAGAAAGGAAGAAAATATGTACAAAATACAAAAACAATATTTTGAGGGAAAGAATGTAACAGATGTAAGATTAACCCAAGATGAACCATATAGGGACTTTGTCGTTAGCTTTGAAGGTAAAATCAAAGACCTATCAGATGAAGAAATCACCCAGAGATCCTTGGCCAAGCTTGCAGTAGAATTTGACCCAAGTTTAGCTTTTAAAGACCTCATGGGAAAATTTGAGGCGATGGATACAAGGCTTAAGTCAGTAGAGGATTCTATCTCCATGCTTATGCTTAAAGACATGGGGCTAGAAGAGATAGGAGGAGAGATATAATGCTACCAAAATATGCACTAGAAGTATTAACAAGAAGCCTAGCAAGAAAAATTATCTATCAAGGTGAAACCATGGACTCACTTTTTAAAAAGCTATCCAAACTAGATAAGGAGGTGAAGGAACAATTAAGAGAGAGTTTAGAAGTATACCTAGAAGACAATAAATATGAAATAGAAAAGATTAAGATGAAACTAGCCCTAGGCAAGTAAGGGGGGCCATATGCATGAACCAACCATAAAAGAAGTGAACCAAGTATTTATAGACCAAGGAACAGCAGTAGCTATACTGGTATTTCTAGTATTTTTACTAGTCATATACTTTGGTCTAAAAATTTGGTCAATTAAAAAGCAGGAAGAAGCTACTCAAAGACGCACCGACGAAGACAGGGCCTTTGATAGAAAGCAAAAGGAAGAAGATAGAAGACTGAGTCAAGAGAAAGATGATAAGTTTTTAGCTAGTCAGGAAAAGAGTAATGAAGTCCTACAGCAGCTACTAAGGGAGGTGATATCGGCAGTCGAAAGTAGCAGGATATACACAGAAAAATTTGAGGATCAGCTAAAAGAACACAGCGAAGACTCACATGTAAGCCTAGAAGCTTTAAACTCTTCCATACATGAACTAAAATCCATGATGGAGATGGCCTTAAATACCCAGGATGACCTGGTCAAAAAAGAAATGCTGAAAGACTTAGAAAAGAAAATTGATGACTTATATAAGGAAGTAAAAAAAGATTAAGGGGACTGGCCTAGGCTAGTCCTTTTGTAATGGAGGTAAATTATGGCAAGTATTGATAAAATGATGAATTATGCAAAGTCTAGATGGCACGAGCCTAAGTATAAGTTAGGTGGAGGCAGGATTGGAGCGGAGGCCTCTTATAGGTCGCCTTATGAAGATTGCTCTGGCTTTGTTTATAAGTGTGCTAAGGTCGGTGGATTTATACCAGAAAGTATGTGGAACGGAAGCACTGAGGACCTCTTTAGACTAGCCCGCCAAGGCAAGTATCTTAAAGAGATATCTTATAAGGATGTAAGGCGTGGCGATATCTTTGTAAAAGGCAAGGAGGGAGCTTCAGGAGGGGCTTATGGCCATACAGGTATTTTTACCCGTAAGGGCGAGATTATCCACTGTAACGCTGGCTCTAACTGGACTGTAACCACTAACAACGAAAATGAGGGTTACTGGTACTACTTAGATGATAGGTATTATCCTGTACGCTTTTTTAGGTGGATAGGTAGTGATGATGAAAAAGAAACACCTAAGAAAAAGGCAGAACCTAAGAAAACTACTCCAAGTCCAAGTGTGATTGCTGGGGCTAGGAAGGTGAAAAATGAAAAATGGCATGGATTAACTACTGCTTACTGCAATGTAAGGAGTGGCCCATCTACTGCAAGCCCTGTAGTTGCACAATACAGACCTGGTCAAGTCATCTACTATGATGAGGTCTGGGAAGGTAACGGCTATAGGTGGTTATCTTATATCGGCGGTTCAAATCAAAGAAGATGGGTTGCTTATAGGCGTACTAGTGGCAATACCAAGGCTTGGATTAAATTTTAATTTTAAAATCCTTGAATTGATACGCATTAGTGCGTATAGTAATAATGTAAGGAGGTAATCATTATGCCAATGACGTCTAAGCAGATGATTAAGTTCCTTGAAAAAAATGGCTTTACCTATATACCATCGGGTGATGGTTCTCATAGGAAGTACAAAAATTTCAAGAACGGTAGGGTAACAACCGTTCCGTACCACGGTAACAAAGATTTGCCAAAAGGTACGGAACAGAAAATCCTAAAACAAGCGGGGCTAAAATAGCCCCCCCTTACTAAAATAAAAGGAGTGTTTTTATGTTTGTATCTTATCCAGCAGTATTTTTAAAAGACTCAGAAAGCAATAGCTACACAATCTTATTCCCAGATTTACCAGGTTGTATATCCTGCGGAGATGACATTAAAGAAGCCTTATATATGGCTAATGATGCCTTGGGAACTTATTTATTTGATGATTATTCTAGATTAGAAGATTTTCCTAAATCTTCCACATTAGAAGAAATTGATATAAAGGATAGTATAGACGAGGACGAAGTAGAATACTTTTGTTTAGAGGGAAGTTTTAAATCTTATGTTGGTCTTGATATAACAGATTATGTAAAAAAACATGAAAACAGAACAGTTAAGAAAAATGTAACTATACCGTCGTATCTTAATGAGATGGGTAAAAGTAGTAAAATTAATTTTTCCAAACTATTAACAGAAGCTTTGGAAAGAGAGTTTGAAATAGAATAA